ATCGAGTTCCACGTCGCCCTCGGCCTCGGCGTCCAATACCCCTTCGAGTTCCACGTCGCCATCGGCGTCTGTGTCCAATACGCCGTCCTCGTCGCCTTCGCCTACCTAATGAGCGACTTGACGGTCATTTACCTGACCTGCAACAAACTCCCGATGAAATGGGTCAAGTTTCATCGGGAGCATCTGCTTCGCGCCACGGAAGGCAGGCCGATGGTCTGCATCTCTGCGAAGCCGATGGACCTGGAACGACCGGCCACGGCCTACCTGATTCAAGATGGGCCGTTCTGTGCCTGGAACGTGTACCGCCAGTTGCTTCGCGGGGCTGCGATGGCGGAAACACGGTACGTCGCCGTGGCAGAGGACGACACCCTCTACCACCGAAAGCACTTCAGCGACTTCCGGCCGCAGGATGACGAAGTGGCTTACGACATGAGCCGCTGGTCGGTGATTTCATGGATGGAGCCGCACAAGCAGTACTTCTCGGCGATCCGGAAGCACGGCAATTTCACCATGATCGGCCCGCGGAAGCTGGTCGTAGACACGCTGGAAGAGAGGGAAGAGAAGTGGCCAAACGGCAGGGATTACTCTGGGGAAATCGGCCGGCGGGAGGTCGAGAAGATTCTGGGTGTTCGCAGGAACAAGCTGGTGGAGTGGTACTGTACGGAAAGCATGGTAAATTTGGCGCACCCAGAAGGATTATCGCCTACTTATATCGGCGTTCCGAAGCTGGAGCGAAAGCCCGGTGAACTCAAGGCGTGGGACATTCCTGGATGGGGCAAGGCGAAGGACATAATTCAGCTATACAACGAAGGAGTGAAGGAAGATGCTCGACTTGCGGGAACACCTGAATAAACACTTCCGGTTCCAGGGTGGACTGGATAACCTCCCGATTCTGGCGACATCCCTCCGGAGGGGGCGCAGTGACACCAGGGGCAGGCAGACACTGGGCAAGGTGATGAACGACATGGGCGTGAAGAAGATGGTCGAAGTGGGGACCCGCTACGGGGCCTCAGCGATTCTCTGGAAGCAGCACATTCCCGACCTGGACCTGACCTGCATCGACCCCTACCGGGCTTACCACCGAATCCGCCAGGAGTCTCAGGACAAGATTTACGCCGCGGCCTGTCTACACGCCGAGCAGTACGGCTTCAAGCTGATTCGGAAGGCCAGTCTCGACGCTGTGGACGACTTCGAGGACGAATCTCTCGACGCGGTGAACATCGACGACGATCACACGTTCGACGCCTGTGTCCAGGGAATCATTCGCTGGGCGCGGAAGGTTAAGAAAGGCGGGCTGGTCCTCGTTCACGATTACTGTGCGTTCGGCCTGTCGGGAGTGATGTGGGCAGTGAACGGGTACACTCATTCCCACAAGATTGACCCCTGGTTCGTGACGCGGGACTTGGAACCGACCGCGTTCTGGCAAAGGGGGGCGGAAAAGGCTGGGCTGGGGTCGTGAGGAAGAACGTCGTCATCAATCTCGACTGCGGCTGCCGCGTGACGTACTATGCTCCACGGTTCAAAGACAACAGGCTGATTGCTTGCGAGCGGCATGGCCCGCGCGGGATACTGATACAGCGGCGAGAACTGATGGAAACCGCCAAGAGAAAACTCAAACAGGAATTCCTCAAGGTATGAAGCTCTCGATTGTCATTCCGGTCCTGAATTCCCACGAAGTCCTTCGCCGGCAGATTCTCTTCTACCGTCAGATGGGACTGCCAGACGACACGGAATTGATTATCGTGGACGACGGAAGCGACCCACCGCTTCAAATCATGGACACTGATTTGCCTGGGAATGTGTGGCTTCATCACACAGACGACTTCCGCCCCTGGACCTGGGCCCTGGCACGGAACGCCGGGGCTCGTATGGCTCGCGGCGAATACCTCCTGATGTACGACCTCGACCACATTGTTCCGAAATACGCGATTGACTTCATCAGGAAAACCAACGTCACCAAAGTCCAGTTCGTCCGAGAATTCGGGGTGCTCGATGAACTGGGCAGGCTGACTCAGGACCGCGACGTTCTCGAAACCTACGGGCTTCCGAAGAACGTGAGTTTGGCTCATGGGCCGCTTCCGAACAACTTCGCCATGCGAAGAGACGTGTTCTGGGAACTGGGAGGCTACCGGGAAGACCTCGTTACGAAGCCCTACCCCCAGGGTGAAGACCGGGCCTTCCGCAGCGCCTGGCGGACTTACGAGTTAAAGCGCGGTGGAGAGGGAAGCCAAGTCTGCGAACACCGGCCGAGGATCTTCCACTTCCCCAACGGGAAATACGTCGGGGACGTGGACGCCGACCCGCAGGGGCTGTTTCATACCCTGAGCAGGAAGACTTCGAGGAACTGGTTCCACATGAACCCAGGAAAGAGCGCGAGGCACCGCAATGGTTGACACAGTGCTTCTCAAAGGAACGCATCGCGGGCATCCAGCCCAAGCCTATTGGACGCGAGTTCAAGATGGGAAGACGTGGCGAGTAACGCTTACGGTCGGCAGCAAAAGCACTCGCTACAGAGTTGATCGACGTGAGAAGCCGTGCTGGTCAGTCTCGACGCGGTTGATGGATAAATACCTCCCTGGGTGCGGCAGCGTAAAGCGGCGACAAGAGAAGCCAGTGGCGGACGACGACGGTATGATTCTGAAGATTCGTTAGGAATAAGAATGGTTGAAGTCTCGATTAAACGTGACGCCTATCTCCGGATGCTCGACCGGCATCGTCCGTTCTGGGCTGCGATGCACGAATTCGTGTACGCCAACCGGGTTAAGAGTATCATCGAGGCGGGCTGCGGCGTGGCGGAGTTGTGCGAATCGGTTGACTCGTACACGGGAATCGACATGAATTCCCAAGTGCTTGAGGACAATGAATCGTTCTACGGCAAAGGCTGCTGGCTTGACGAGAACTTTCTGGAGATGGATTTCAACGGCCGTTGCCAAGCCGAAATGTTCCTGTCAGCCTCGCTGATTGAGCACTGCGAATCGTTCGAGCCATTTCTGGAGAAGGTTCTGTCCCTGCAACTGGAGTACGCCGTCATCACGTTTCACAAGGGACTGCGGGACAAAGAGAAGATTCGCCACCAGCGAACCGATCACCGTTTCTTCGATAACTTCTACTGCCGCGCCGACGTGGTGAAGTGGCTGACGTACAACGTGACCGAGCACTGGCGTATTTTCACGCTTCCCGTGTCTCGCCAACTGAAAGACCGCTGGGACTCAGTTCTGGTAATCGACTGGACAGGGAAAGCCAATCTGGAGATGTGGGAAAAAAGGAATGTCAGCTAAACTGCCAGTCATCTACCTCATCACAAACACCGTCAACGGCAAGCAGTATGTCGGACAGACGCTGTGTGGGCTAAGAGATCGATGGCGAAAACACTGGCGCAGGGCGGAACAGAACAAGGGCGATTGCCATGCGATCGGAGCGGCGATTCGGAAGTATGGAAAGGATGCCTTCACAATCGAAGTGATTCGTGAATTCCCACACGATGCAACCCAGCAGGAGATTGACGAGGCGGAGCAGGCCGCCATCCGCGACCTAAACACGCTTTCTCCAAACGGCTACAACCTCATAGACGGCGGCAAAGGCGGACGTCGATCTGCCGAGACAAGGGCGAGGCAGAGTGCGGCCCTGAAGGGAAAGCCGCTCTCCGAGGAGCATTGCCAGAAACTCGCGGAAGCGCAGCGCAGACGAACTATTACAGCAGCCGTTCTCGCCGGTCACAAACGCCGGGCCGACATGCAGCGAGGCGTGAAGAGGTCCGCTGAATCCGTAGCCAGAATGGTGAAGGCCCAGAGGGCCGTTGCGCAGTTGCCCAGGACGGAAGCACAAAAGGCAGCCGCGAGAAGACACGCGGAGTTTATGAAAGGTCGCACATGCCAGCGTTCGAGCTAAGTGTCATCATTCCGGGCAGGAATGAAGAGTTTATGAGGCACACAGTCGATGATGTCCTTGCGCATTCCAGTGAATCGACGGAAGTGATTTGCGTGGCAGACGGCTACTGGCCCGACCCGCCTCTCGTTCATAATCCGCGGCTTCAAGTGGTTCATTTCGGCTCACCGGTAGGCCAGCGGGCGGCTACGAACTACGGCGCTCATCTCAGCCGGGCGAAGTACGTGATGAAGCTCGACGCTCACTGCTCGACCGACGATGGATTCGACCGGAAGCTGCTGGCCAAGATGGAACCGGACATGACGGTAATCCCAGCCATGCACCGGCTTCACGTATTCGACTGGCACTGCAACGGCTGCGGGGAAAAGGTCTATCAGGGGACGAAGCCTGCCGCGTGCAAGGAATGTAAGGGAACGGACTTCACGAAGATCATGGTCTGGCAACCCAGATTTGAGTATCCCGCGACGACCGCTTGGATGTTCGACCGCACGCTTCACTTCCAATACTGGCGTCAGTACAAGCACACCCCAGAGTACAAGCGGCAGGCCCCCTCGGGCATCGTGGAGACGATGAGCTGTATCGGCTGCACGTTCCTGATGGAGCGGAAGCGGTTCAAGAAGCTCGGGGGAATGGATGAATCCCACGGCTCCTGGGGTCAGTACGGAACGGAGCTCGCCTGCAAAGCCTGGCTCTCCGGCGGGCGGATGGTCACGAATCTCGATACCTGGATTTCGCATCTGTTCCGCACGGGGAACTTCGGACAGAACGGAGAATCCTCCTGGCCGTACCCGATCAACCAGCGGGACGTGGACAAGGCACGGGAGCATTCCAGGGATTTGTGGCTGAAAGATGCGTGGCCATTGGCCGTCCGTCCGTTATCATGGCTCATTGAGCATTTCAAGCCGATTCCCTCGTGGCACGACGAACATGCCGAAAACGACCCGTGACCTGCATTTCCCTGAAGCTGGCGTGAATCGCCGCTTGGCGATGCGCTCAGCGGGGGACAGGCGGGAGAAGTATTTCTCCCCGTGGTGCGTGAATGTGAGGCTTGAGGACCAAATCGACCGCAGGCTCCGGGGTGGAAGCCGGAACGGATTGACCAAGTTCTGCTCGACGGACTTCGGAACGACCATCGCCGACATGGTTTCCGTGAACGTCTCCAGCGCTTCCGGCGGGGCCAGCGAAATCCTGTTCGTCCTGGTGGATGGAACGATTCAGACCGTCGACAACGGCGTGGTCACAGCCAACGTGGCCTACCTCACGGATGAATCTGGCAACGTCATCACCGACGAGAACGAGAACCCCATCATCGTTTCCGAGGGGACGGCTCCAGCCAGCGGGTTCCTGGTCGCCGGTCAGCAGAAGGTGTTCGCCGTCACCACCACCGCCATCGTGAAGATGGACCCCAAGACGGGGCAGGTCGAGAACCTCCCTGGAACGATTCCGCTGAACTGCACCTTCGGGGCCGTCTACCGCGACCGTCTGTGCCTGGCCGGGCAGGACAACGCGATCTACATGAGCCGGCAGGGGGATTACGACGACTTCGACTTCGGGGGGAATTTCGCCGACCAGCAGCGGGCCCTGGCGTTCCAACTGTCCTTAGCTGCAGATGTCGGTGCGAAGCCCCTGGCCATCATTCCCTGCTTAGATAATTACCTGCTCTGCTTCACTTCTCGGGGAATCTGGGTCGTGAAGGGAGACCCGACAGCGGGAGGATCTCTGCAGCGGGTTTCCGAGGAAGTTGGCATCATCGGCCCGAAAGCCTGGGTCAAGACCGACACCCATATCGTGTTCCTCTCGGAACAGGGTCTCTACAGCGTCAACGCCGATGGCTCAAACCTCACCCCTATGACTCCGGACATCGTTCCGGATGAACTGAGAGACATTCATGTCACAACCACAACTGTTTCCCTGGGCTACGACGAGAAGCGACGGGCCTTTCATATCTATCTCCGGACGGCGGGAGGCTCTGATACCCACTGGCTTTACGAAACTGTGTCTAAGGCTTTCTGGCCCTGCCGACTTCACGATTCCCATTCGCCTTTGGTCGTTTGCAAGCATCGAGGGCAGCTTCTGCTGGCCGGAAATGACGGATATATCCGCAAGGTAGAAGGGTTGGACGACGACGGGCAGGCGATTCAGTCGCATGTCGCCATCGGACCATTCCGGCTCGGGAAGCCGGGGTACTTCGGCCGGATGCTGAATATTCACGGGCAACTGGCGGCCGGCGGCGGCAGGGTGAACTGGCGGATCGTCACGGGGGACACGGCGGAACAGGCTGCGGACAACGTGAAGCTAGCGATTGAGGCGTTCCAAGCAGGGGGGAGCTATTCGAGCTACGTCGAGAAGGAAGGGAACTGGATGAGCGGCCGGGCGATTATGAGCTACCCCCGAACCCGTGCGGTCTGGGCGGTCCTGTGGCTTCAATCGACGGACAGATGGGCGTTCGAGGGACTCACGGCGAATACCGAAACCTCGGGTCAATGGCGGGGAAGCTCGGCCAACCTTGTAACGGCGGGGGTGGTTTCACCGTCGAGCAGCCCTTCGGCTTCTCCATCAACTTCTCCATCAGCTTCCGTCTCACACTCGCCGTCAACAAGTCCTTCGGCTTCGGTCTCCCACTCGCCTTCGACTTCGGTTTCGGCTTCGCCATCGTCGTCTCCTTCGGCTTCGGCTTCAAACACGCCTTCTACGTCTCCATCATCTTCGGTCTCGAACACGCCCTCCGCAAGCGCTTCGGCCTCGCCGTCCCACTCCCCCTCAGCTTCGACCTCATCCTCGCCGTCGAGCACCGCTTCGGCGTCCGTGTCCCACACACCGTCGAGCAGCGTCTCGAACACGCCTTCATCCTCCCCGTCCGCTTCCTCGTCCAGCAGCCCGTCCCCCTCGGCCTCCAAGTCCGCCAGCCCCTCCAAGAGCGTTTCGGCCTCGCCCTCATCAACGGCTTCTGCCAGCCCCTCGACTTCGCCTTCCGTGTCGCCGTCGAGCAGTCCCTCGCCTTCCAGCAGCGCTTCGTCGTCTCCCTCATCGTCGGCGTCCAGAACCCCCTCGGCCTCGGTCTCGAACACG